GTAGGCCGTTCAGGTCGTCGAGCCAGTCATTCCAGTAAAGGAGTATGTCCTCGGCGTGACCCAGACCTGTCAGGCCCGGCCCCATTTTCTTGACTTTAACGCCGTGAAACATCTCGGCGTGTTCATCGTCCAGTAATGGGGCCTTCGGATAGTGTGTTAGGAGTGACACCGGCTCACAAAGAGTCGGGTCGCAGGTGAGGATCTTCTTGGGGCCAAACAGCTTGGTAAACCAACGTCTGTACGGCGCCAGCGAAGGGTAGCGATCCGCTAACTCTTCGTAGAATCCCCTCGTCAGCCACTCCGGATGGTAGTCGGTGGCAGCGGTAGCGTCCTGGGAATCCCAAGGACCTTGCTCGCCCCTCATATCCACCCGGAGGTCACCTCCTAACGCCTCCGAAAATCTCGGGTCGCGGATCATAACATGATCCGCGACTCGACGAAGGATTTGTTGAACAAGGTTCACTGCTGTTAATGAACAGGTAGGAAACCTTGTCTTCAAACCCTTCTCCTCTGCCACTATTGGGAGAATGGGTACGTACGTAATGTTTTCCATCACGTACTCCACCGCTATCTTCAAATAGTCCTGCAGATACTCGCCGCATCCGGGGAGCTGCTTTTCGAGCTCATCCCACGGCTGCCTGAAGAGCTTCTCTAGCCCATCCACCCCCCCCTTATTAGAAGAGGGGTGGAGGGCGTCACTGAGTAGCTCCAGGTAAGAGCCGTCAGGGTCCATACCAATGGTAGGGTGCCCTGCTCTGCTGCGAGTCTTCTTAATCGCATATCCGAGCAACACTAAGTGTTGGACTCCAGTCACATGCCCCCCTACGGACCTTGGGAATCCCAAGGCCGCGTTAGCGGAAGGCATCGTGAAGAGTTCTCTGGGGCCCGAAGGCGTGCCCCATCTCGACACATACGATTTAAGGAAAGGTCTCCAATAGGCAGGCTCTGGGTTGGGCTCTGAGGTCAATCTTGACAACAGATCCTCCAACCCTTGCTTGTCCTTTGGAGCGGGGGGAAGTGCCCTAGCTATGTAGGAAGCCAACATAGCAGGCATCTTCTCCTCGAACACTAGAAGCCTACCCGTGGGCTTAGGCCCACCGTAGTACCAGGCTCGACAAGCCTGTGCACAGGCCTTAAGGCGATGTGCAGCTTCTAGAGGGTGGTATACTAACTGGTTACGAAACCTATTAACCCCTTGCAACCTACGGCTGTTAAGGGGAGAATAGTGTTTGTACCTTGTTAGACACCATGCCCGTTCTTGTTGGTATCCAACAAGAAGGGCATCCCATGTTGCTCTCATAAACTCGAGAACCTCCTTGTTTCGCA